CCTCGAACTCGTTGCCAACGACACGGATGACCGGAATCCACTTGCCGGCCCAGTCGCGCTCCTCAAGGATCTCGTAGCCGTTGGTCTTGATCCACTTGACCTGCCGGCGGTCCACCTGACGGTTGCGCAGCGGCTTGCCGAACTGGTTTCGCAGCATCTTGTCCTGCGGCGTGCCATCGAAAGCGGTGATATTGTCCGGGTAGAGATTCAGCGTCGCCTTGCGATGCTCGACGTAAAAATATTCAGCGATCCGAATGGTTTCCTCGTTCAGCCACATGCTGAGCGACTGGTCGCCCACGCCCATCTGCTGGATCGAGGACACCGGCTGCGCGTCGGGGAACATCCGCGCGTATTCGTCCTTGCTGATGTCTTCCGTAATGAAGCACCACTCGGCGTCCGATCCGCACGGGTCCTGAATGGTCGGGTCCATATAGACGCTGAAGCTGTTGCGCACCCGCGCGATCTTCAGATCCTGATCGAAGCTGTCTTCCCGGCAATATTCCGTCAGAATGCGGATATAGCCCTCGCCGTAGGTGACCTGATTGTCGCAGGCCGTGTCGTATGCGACGTCAGCGTCCGACAGATATTCAATATGGCGCACGATCCCGTTGAAGATCTCCGCGACCTTCTCGTCGGCGCGGTCGTCGGCCGGGATGACCTTGCCCTGCGGCCGGTTCTGCCGCTGCTCGTTGGTCACAAGACGGACGTGCTGCGGCAGCTTGTTGATCGTCAGGCACGGCCGCGCGTTGATCGTCTGGCCCTGCACCGCCCCGCGGGTCGCCAGCACGTCCGCCGGCCACTGCCAGGCATTGTCCGGGCTTCCAGCCATGAACCGCAGGTCGTCCAGCTCGTCTTCACGGCTGTCCGAGAACGCAGAAACCGCCATTTTCAGGCGGTGGCGCATGGTGCTGAGCGTGTCGTCGGCGCCGGCTGATACGTCGCCGGCGGCCTTAACGTCATTTGCCACAGGATTTGCCCTTCTTGGCCGCAGCCTTGCGTTTCACGTCGTAGGCAATGGCCACGGCCTGTTTCTGGGGCTTTCCAGAGGCCATTTCAGCCTTGATATTCTTGCGAAAAGCGTTCTTTGAGGGTGATTTGACCAGAGGCATTACTTCTTCCTCGTCTTGGCGGACTCTTTGAACGCCTTGGCCGTCGGAGCGCCTTTTGCGCCCGGTTTGCGCATCTTCTCGCCCGATCCGGCGGCGATACGGGCCTTTTTGGCGTGAATTGCAGCATACAATCCGGGGCTTCCGGGCTTCTTCATTTGTAGGCTCCAACGGCAAGATTTAGCTGATCATCCCCAAGAAAATCAGCCACGTCTCGACATAAATCAAAAAATTCACCAAAGTCAAAATCGGATTTCATGCGATTTATGGCTTGACACACCAAAATGGTGTTGTCGGGCGTATATCCTACGTTGCTATCAATTCTCTCGATAGAGACTGTATTTAGTTTTCCAGACTCCAGCGTCATAGCCCGGCCGCTATAAGCGCAAAAACCCATTTGTTTATCCCAGCAATTCACAATGTGTTGTATCGTAAGGGAAAACTCTTGTTTGCGTTTCGCCGCGCTCTTTTTAGCGTTGCACAGAAATACTCTGGCGCGCCCCTCAATAGTAGAGTTAAGTTTTTGGCGAGAGCGTTCGTTTCCTTCCGCGCAACACACTTTGCACCAGCTATGATAGCCGTCCGGCGTTTGCTTATGCTTGAAAAACATATCAAACGGCTTAGCCTGTTTGCAGTGGAAGCATGTTTTCACGGGCATTTCCACCTCTTCATAGACGCCTTGGCCCGGTCTGCGTTCTTCGATTTGGCGACTACGCCGCCCATACGTGCGCAAAAGCTGGCTTTCCGGCCCTTATCCGCGTCTGTCTTCGGGTTCGGGGCCGGCGGCTTCAGCTTGCTGCCCGTGGCGGCATTATATTTGGCGCGGCCCTTGGCCGTAAGGCCAGCGCCTTCCTTGGTGGACAGCTTTTCGCCGCGGCCAACCGATAGAGATACGGATTTCTTGGCCATTAACGCCCCCGGCGAGCCATAGTCTGCACCATGGGTCGGCTTTGTGGCGTTGTTTCGCGCCCTGTAAATGTATAGTTTTCAACGGTAGGGGGCGTTGAGGATAGATTTCCTGAAGATGTGTGCCATGATTCAATTTTATCTGGGGCCAGCATACCAAACACATCCCCCAACGCCTGTCGCAAAATGCGGAGGCGATACTCACTTACGGGGTCGTCGGGGTTCTCAGCCAACATTTGTTGCAAACCCCGCATTTCACTCAACATACGGTCAGGGCTACCCATAAACTGCTCCATATACGGCGCATTGCGCGTATAGGCCCGAACAGCGGCGGGGTTGGCCTGCGGCGTTGTAAGGTATTTCTCATCTTCAGTAGCCAAGGCTGGCGACCCGCCCTGCGGCCCCATAACCAAAGGCCCAAGAAGAGTGCCGTATGCTGGTACTTGCGGGTAATTCTTTTTTGGCGTGTTGCCAGCCATCAGCTTGCCATCCATGATGATGTGTTCGCGCCCGAACCGTAGCTTATTCTAGAACGATTGTCTACCCGAGCCTCCCTGTGCGCCACGGGGAAAGCGAAAGTAACGGCTATCGCGTCCGCGGCGTCGGGGCTGGCGAGCCCACGGGCCTTCATATCCTTCTTGCTCTCCAGGAAGATCGCCCCCTTCGAGTCCGGCTTCATCATCGGCCCTGTCAGGTCGCCCTTCAGATACCTGTCGTTCGGGATGCTCGCCGTCTTCAGCCATTCCTTCATAGACCCCCACATCTCGGCCCGCTTGTTGCCATACATGATCGGCTTGCTGGACCGCATTCCGAAGTTGACGCCTCTTATCTTATACCTCTGCTCCTTGAGCCGGTCCACGACGCCCGCCCCCAGCCCGCCCTCGTCGATGACGACCAGCGCCGGGCTGTAGCTCTGTATGGCGTCGATGACGTGCCCCACCACTGTCATGGTGTCGTCGCCGCGGTGTCGCTGTATCGCGACGATGTCCCTGCCCTGCCGCACCGCTATGACCGTCGCGTCCGACCCGAACCGCGCCGGGTCCACCCCGATCACGATGGGCGCGCTCTGATCGTTCCACCTCGGCCTCGACGCGGCCTCGGCCACCAGAGACGCCGGGATGAACTGGTCATCCCCTGCGTTCGGAAACTCACCGTAGACCTCGACGTGCGCCTGCGTGCTGTCCGGCCCATACTCGTCGATGATCTGCTGGTAGACCTGCTTGTCCGTCCCCTCGACCGATCTGGCGTCCACGATCTTGTTTCGCCAGAAGTCCCGCTTGGAGTTAAAGCACTCGTAGAAATACCCCGAGTTGCGGCGCGGGTTGCTGAACGCCAGCCAGAACCTGTTCGGCGTGTTCTCCGTAAAGAAGCCGCTCGCGACCGACCATATACTGTCGTCGATGCCGCTCGCCTCGTCGAAGATCAGCATGACGCCCGCGAAGTTGTGAACGCCCGCGTAGCTGTCGGGGTTCTCGGCCGACCACAGGCGCCCCTCGACGCCCCAGTAGCGCGTGCCGAGCTTCAGATCCCGCTCAACCAGTTCCGTGATCCATTTGGCCGGGGCGACGCGGGTAGCCGACACCTCGAACCAGTGGCTCTGAAGCGCCATGCTGAGCCACTTCGTAATCTCGGCCCATGTGACGCTACGGAGCTGCGATTCCGAGTTGGCCGACACGATGGTCGTCGAGCCAATCCTTGTCGTCAGCATCCATATAACCAGCCAGCTTACCAGCGCCGATTTGCCAATACCGCGCCCGGATGACGTCGCCATCCTGAACGTCTCGTAGTCTATCTTCCCGTTGTTGGAGCGGATGTGATCCCGCAGCGTCAGCAGCACCTCGCGCTGCCACACACGCGGGCCCTCAAAATGCTCAAGAGGCGTCCCCGGCTTCCCCCACGGGAACGCCAACCGCACGAAGGCCAGCGGATCGTCCTTGATCTGCTGGCTCCATAGCGTCGCCATAAGCTTCTGTTCGTCCTGCGGGGAGAATATGGGCGTCTGCAATTGAACCCTCGATTACCCGCATCTTCGCCTCTTCAAGCGCGGCGGTGATGCTGATTGTCTGGTTGACCTCTACGCTGACCGCCTGACGCGCCACCCATCCGTGGGTGTGCTTCAGTATGTCCAGCGCCGCCTTCGTATCCCCCGCCAGCGCCGCCGTGCGCAGCACCCCGGCCATCTCGGCTTCGGCCTCTGCGCGGCCGCGCTCCTCGGCATACTGGGCCATCTGATCGCGGCTGACCAGCGCCCGATACTCGGCCGGGGTCATGTCCAGCGCGAACGCCAGCGCGTCGCCTTTCAGGCCCAGCCTGGCCGTCTGATAGATCTGCTCAAGACGCGCCTCGGTGGCGGCGATGACGCGCGGTTCGTAAGGTAGGCTAACGAATGTCATAGATTGTTAGATAGCATAAAAAATAAAAAATAAAAATTGTTTGCGGACCCTTCGTATTTTTACAAGGAGATCCCAAGGCCGGCCCTCCCCCGCCATCCGCTCTGTCTACAATCCCATCAGCCCATATGTCAACGGCCAAGAGCCAGCATGAATGTCAACCTGCTCTTGACCGTTTACATTAGGTCAAATTGTCATGCGCGCAAGGTCATGCGAGGACGCCGCACCGGGTTCAGCGGATAATCGCGGCTTGGCGTGTAGACATACGCGGCAAAGCGAGCGCCAGGGCCTTTCTGCCAGCGGACTTGCGCGCCGGCGGTATCCGAGAGCTCGGCATAATAGAGCGCCGAGACGTAAGACATAGGCCAAGCGCCTTCGAGGTATAGGCCGAAAGCGGTTTCTAGCGCCTGCGCGCGGTTCTCATAGGGAAAATTCTGCATAGTCTCTCCGATTGTCATCCGATTGCCGCCAATTGCCACAGATTGCCATTGCCATAGCCTATCCCAAGCCCTTGTTTTAGCGCGGGGATGAGGGGCTATGGTCAATTTACGGCCTTTTTTCTGCTGACATCTATATAGTATACACAAAAACGTTATCTATATATAGTAATATTATATAATAATCCCTAGATTTAAACAGAAAAGATGACTATTTGACCTATAGCCTTTCAAAGTCCCGCGTTTTCAGGCCGTTGCGATAGGTCATCCCCCTGACAATCCGCCGCCCAAAACGACAATTTTCTGTCAAAGAATGTTTGACAAGCGCTCCGAATCGGTCTATAGGTCAGATTGTCATCTAAACTACGGGAGACTTCACTATGACTACGCAAGAAGCATACGACCTCGGCAAGCGCCATGGTCACGGGTTCGCCTGCCACAATGTCCCCCGCGTTGGCGACAAGCTATGGTTAGACGACATGGGGCGCGTTACAGTAGACGCGGAGAATATCCGCGAGGTTCACCAGAGCTTGTGCTTCGCGGCCGAAAGCAACTCTCGCAGCTATTCACCTTTCGAGTTTACAGCTCATGAGTTTAACGAATCAGAAAACAGTGAAGAGCTCTGGCAGGCTTATGACAGCGGCATAGCTGACGCTATCTTAGCTGATCTCGCCACCTACACCGACGCTGATTACGGGTTAGAGGACTAATCCAATGCAGACCATAATCGATGCCACGATTACAGCCATAGTTCTGACCCCGGCGCTTTGCTGGTTCTGGGGCTAACAAGACCACTGGCGCGGGGCAGAAACCCGCGCTATCATCAAACGATCATGAATAGAGGACAGTAGACTATGATACAGACAGCCGAAGAACTACGCGCCGCGATAAAGCGAAACCGCTTTACCGGCATCATACTATATGAAGGGCCGTCTCACATCGATGGGGCGCCTATTGTTGTGATAGCTAACCGGATTATTGCGCCGTCTACTAATGATAAGAC